ATACGATTATACAAACTACACAAACACTTGGAACAATAGTTCAGTACTTCAAAACCAATATCCAAATGTAAATGATTATTTATCTTTATTTGGTTATCAAGGAAATACACCTACAACTCCAACACCTACTCCAACACCTACGCCTACTCCCACTCCTGTTCAACCAGGAATTATAAATCAAAATATAAATAGATTTCAAAATCAAGGTGGTGAAGGAATAGCAAGTATGGGAAGTGAAAACATTGGTCAACGTACAATAGATTTTAATGAATCAATTAATGCAAGACAAAATAGTTTAAATAATCCAAATGCCATTCAATCTTTTATGAATAATAATTTAGGAAAAATAGGAATTAATAAAACAGATTCTTATAATGATATGATGGGCAGAGGAATGTTAGGTCAAAAAGATTTAAGAGCAACTTCTGGTATTCCATTAGGAATTTCTGGAATGTTAGCAAGAGCAATGCCAGATAATTATTATGACAAGATGACTTTAGGAGAACAAATAATGACCCAAGCAAATATGGGTTATACAGATGGAAATGGTATGGGCAATAAAGATCCATTTGGTATTAATGTAAGATCAGCATTTGGAAACTATGGAGAGTATTCAACTAACAGAGCAGATAAATTAGCCGGATCTCTTGCAGCGAGTGCAAAAGCTAAAGGTTTAAGTTTTGACCCTATAACAGGTAAAGCTACAGGTACTGATGAAGATGTATTGAAGGAATGGAATAGAATGAATAACTTTAATTTAAAAAGTTATGGATTTTATAATAAAAATAAAACTCAACAATTAAATATTAGATCAGACCTTGCATTAATTCAAAAAGCAAAAGAAGAAGCGGCCAAACAAGCAGATATAAAAGCTAAAGCTGATTTAAAAAATTTAACTAGCAAGGCTAGTGGTGGAGGTGGAGGAGGTATAGCCGCATCAGGAGTGACAGGAGTTCAAGCTGCAAACATGGGTGGTGGTTCAAGACAAGCTAAATCTGGTGGTCAAAAAGCCGGTGGCACTGGAAGAACTGACGGTGGTTGGGGATGGGCGGATGGTGGAAGAGTAGGATTTAAAAAAGGTGGACTTGCAACAATGTTTAAGTTAAAAGGATAATATGGCAGAGATAGATGATGCTTTACCGAATCAATCGGTAAGCGATGAAGAATTTGTAGAAAAGGAAGTAGTCGAAATTGAAACTCCAACTGAAGATGTTGTAGAGACATCTGAAGATATTGAAGTAATGATGGACGACGAAGGTGGAGCAGAAGTTTCTTTTGATCCAACAACTCCTCCAGAAGAAGGAGAAGATCATTTTTCAAATTTAGCAGAGTATTTAGATGATGGTGTTTTAGATCCTTTAGGATCTAATCTTTATGACAAATATACTGATTACAAAGAATCTCGTGGAGATTGGGAACAATCTTATAGAGAAGGTTTAGGTCTTTTAGGATTTAAATATGAAAGACGTACTGAACCTTTTAGAGGAGCTAGTGGAGTTAATCACCCAGTTCTTGCAGAAGCCGTAACTCAGTTTCAAGCACAAGCTTACAAAGAATTACTACCAGCAGATGGTCCTGTTAGAACACAAATATTAGGAAAAATTACTCCAGAAAAACAAGACCAATCTCATAGAGTTAAAGACTTTATGAATTACCAAATTATGGATCAAATGAAAGAATACGAACCTGAGTTTGATCAAATGCTTTTCTATCTTCCCCTGTCAGGTTCTACCTTTAAGAAAGTTTATTATGATGATCTTTTAGGTAGAGCTGTAAGTAAATTTGTACCTGCGGATGATTTAATTGTACCTTACTCTGCAAACTCTTTAGATGATGCAGAAGCTATTGTTCATGTAATTAAGATTTCAGAAAACGAATTAAGAAAACAACAAGTAGCAGGATTCTATAGAGATATAGAATTAGGTACTCCACCTGTTACTGAAAATCAATTAGAAGACAAAAAATTAGAACTAGAAGGAATTTCTAAAGATGGTCAAGAAGATCAATATACTCTTTTAGAAATGCATGTTGATTTAGATATAGAAGGATATGAAGACATGTCTCCAGAAGGAGAACCAACAGGAATTAAACTACCCTATATTGTAACAATTGCGGAATCCAATAATAAAATTTTATCTATTAGAAGAAATTATAACGAAAATGATAAAATGATGAAAAAAATAAACTACTTTGTACAATTTAAATTTTTACCAGGAACAGGTTTTTATGGTTTTGGTTTAATACATATGATTGGTGGTTTAACTAGAACAGCAACGGCTGCTCTAAGACAATTATTAGATGCTGGAACTTTAGCTAATTTACCTGCTGGATTTAAATCTCGTGGTATTAGAATTAGAGACGACGCACAACCCTTACAACCTGGTGAGTTCAGAGATGTCGACGCTCCGGGAGGCAATATCAAAGATCAGTTTATGCCATTACCTTTTAAAGGACCAGACCAAACTCTACTTCAATTAATGGGAGTTGTAGTTTCAGCGGGTCAACGATTCGCTAGTATCGCAGATGCACAAGTTGGCGACATGAATCAACAAGCAGCCGTGGGTACTACAGTGGCGTTATTGGAACGTGGATCGAGAGTAATGTCAGCTATTCATAAAAGATTATACGTAGGTCTTAAACAAGAGTTTAAATTATTAGCAAACGTATTTAAAACTTATTTACCACCTGAATATCCTTACGATGTTCCCGGTGCTACAAGAAATATTAAAGTTCAAGATTTTGATGATAGAATAGATATTCTACCAATCGCTGATCCTAATATATTTTCTCAAACACAAAGAATTGGCATGGCACAAACTCAATTACAATTGGCACAATCTAATCCTCAAATTCATGATTTGTATCAAGCGTATAGAAGTATGTACCAAGCCATAGGTGTAAAAAACATAAATGCAATTTTACCCGCACCTCTTCAACCACAACCAATTGATCCAAGTATGGAAGAGATTGCAGCAATGAGCATGAAACCTTTTCAAGCGTTTCCAGGACAAGATCACAAAGCACATATTGATTCTCATTTAAATTTTATGAAATCAAATACAGTACAAAACAATCCTCCAGTGATGGGTGCTTTACAAAAAAATATATTGGAAAGAATTTCTTTAATGGGACAAGAACAAATTCAATTAGAGTTTAAAGAAGAACTAATTAGAGCTCAACAGATGCAACAAATGTTACAACAAAATCCTAATAACCAACAATTGATTCAAGAAGCACAACAATTAACTAACATGATGAATGGTAGAAAAGCCGTGTTGATTGCAGAGATGACTAAAGATTATATGGACGAAGAACAAAAAATGTTAACTGAATTTGGTGGTGATCCCCTACTTAAACTTAAATCTAGAGAGTTAGATTTAAAAGCAAGACAAAATCAAGCAAGAAAAGAGTTTGATGAAGGTAGAATTAGCTTAGATACTATGAAAGCTATGATGAACCAACAAAACACAGAAGAAAAAATGGAACAAAACGAAGATTTAGCAGAATTAAGAGCTGAAACTTCGCTAACAAAGACAATGTTATCAAATGAAAACTCTTTAAACAGACAAAGAATGGCAGATCAAAGTAAGAGAAACGATTTTGGTAGAAATTTTAATAAAAATTAACTATAATAAATCATTAAGGAGAAAATTATGGACAAAGATTGGCAAAGAGGTTCTGGATACGTTAAAGCATCAAAAATTACTAAAGAATTAGGTGTTGGAAAAGACGGATACCAAACAGGCGGCGTTACTATCGAAGCTACTAACCCACAAGAAACACAAACTGTTGTTGTTAAGGGAACTAGAGCTATGAGAGCCGACAAAAAACCTGTTACAGCTAAATGGTACTAATCCATGTGGTTATCGGCAATTAAATTAGCCGTTTCCGCAGGAAGTCACGTTTACAAAAAAAAACAGGAAACAAAAATGATGATGGCAGACGCTGCAGCTAAAACTGCACAACGTATGGCTACTGGTGAATTAGAATATTCAGGCAAACTCTTAGAATCTAGAAATTCAGATTGGAAAGACGAATTTATTTTGATTTTACTTTCGGTGCCAATCGTAATGTTGGGTTGGAGTGTTTGGTCTGATAATCCTGTACATATGGAAAAAATGGAGTTATTCTTTATGCACTTTGGAAATTTACCAATATGGTACCAAACAATTTTTGTTGGTGTAATTGCATCTGTCTATGGACTTAAGGCAACACATCTGATAAAACAAAAATAACTTAGGAGAAAATATTATGAGACAAAATGGCGTAAGATCAAATGTTAGATTTCCATATGGAAGTTCAAAAAAACAAGGTGCTAATGATAGACTAGATGAATCTCTAGGAGCAAGAAGAGGAAAAGAATCTACTAAATCACAAAGTTACAAATCTAGAAGAGA